TACTTCGCCTGCCGCGCCTTCGCCAAAGACGGCAGCAGCAAACTCGTGGACGAGGGCCGACTCACCACCTGGGCGGATCTGGAATTTAAGGTGCAGGAACTTGGCCTCGACCAGCAACGCAACATTGGCGGCACGATGGCAAAGCTCGTGGTGGTGGACTCAGGTTTCCGAACGGACGAGGTGCTGGATGTCTGTCTCCGCAACCGATACATCCCGGCCAAGGGCGAAGACCGCGCGGACGGCTACGGCGTGAAATTCGGCAAGACGCTCCGCAAGGCCATCTCCGTCCTCAAGCCGTATCGGCGCGGCTATTTCCTCATGCTGTTCTCGTCACCCGCCGCGCAGGATGTGCTTGAATGGCTGCGCGGCGGCAAAGGCCCCGCGTGGACGGTGGCCGCTGATGCCTCCGAGGAATACAAGGCGCACCTGGATTCGCACCGCAAGGTGGTCAAACGCTCGCCGCTGACGGGCCGCGAGAACTACATCTGGAAGCAGATCGGGCGCAGGCCGAACCATATGCTCGACTGCGAACTGATGATCCTGGCCTTGGCCGAATACGGCAACATTATCAAGCCGAAGTTGGACGAGCCAACAGAGTAAAACCCCCAAAATCAAGGGGTTAGCAGGGGGGCAAAAAAATTTTCAAAAAAGTGATTTTTTCGCTTGCATACGCAAGCCGCTGGCGTAGTTTGAGGGCATGACAACGATGAACCGCGACCAACTCAGCATGACGGCATGGCAAGCATCCAACGAAGTCGAGACGCGCGCCACGACACCCGCGCACTACGCGCTGGCTGGCCGTCTGCACCAACTCAACAACGACTGCTGCGAAACGCAGCACACCGTCAAAAGTCTTCGCCGTCGCCTTTCCGCGTTACTGCGGGAAGCGGCTGCAATCTAAAACAACCAACCACACACACAATGCACCTCAAAAATCACCGCAACCAATACCAGATCGACCTTGACCGAGTGTTCGATGACATCCCGAAAGCCGTCTTTGCCGCTATCGCTTGTTCTGCCTACGAACAGATAGGAGTTAAGTCAGAAGACCTCGCCGCACGAATCGCTGACGAGTGGCGATGCTTGCACCTCAACGGCATTGTGCCCAACAAGCCGACCAAAAGAATTTTGCAAATCGGCAAATCTTGCGACCCGTTTCGGGAATAAAAAGGCACACACAATGAACATCAACGAAATCGCGCACGCCGCCGCGCACTTCAACGAGCAGCACGACTACGATATCGCCTCCGCTCTTAAGCTGACCGAGATCATCATCCGCCACGCGCACCTTGTTCAAGTCGCCCGCGTTCAAGCCGCCGACCCGCAACTGGAGCTTCCTATTGAGGTTAGCAACGATGCCATCTAACATCGCGGGCGTGAAATGCCCGAACTGCAACAAGCCCTTGCCAGCCAGTTTCGTGGACACCCGCGCCACTGGCAGCAAAGGCGGCAAGGTTAAAGGGCCGAGTAAGGCCCGAACAACCGATCAAGCCCGCGCCGCCGTCGAAGCCCGGTGGGCCAAGTATCGCGCCAATCAAAAGGCCAAGCGCGCCGATTGACACCGCCGCGCGTGAGCAATGTCGCCACGCTCCTTTGTTTTCAGTGTTTGGGTAGCCAACAACAAGGACGCGCTGAAAACAGTCGCGGCGCTTGAGACGATCTCCGCCAACAATTTCACCGTGGCGAAAGAGGGGGGCCGCGTTCTCGTCAGCGCCTCGATGGGTGGCAAGTCCTACAGCTACAGCCTCCCGCCCGACCAGACCGCTGGCACGGTGGCCGAGATGGCTTTTTACTGTTGGAAGCAAATCAAGGATCTGGCAGCAGCCGACCTTGAACTCTGGCTGACAAGGAAGACCAGCAAGACCGCCATCGCGGCCTTCAACTACCCGCTGCACTGATGAAACTCGCCGACCGCTGGAAACTTGTGACCAAAGCCTTCAGCCCGAAGGCGCAAAGCTACGATGCCGCGCGGCCTTCGATTCAGCGCCGATTCCCTTACAACGCCACCGCGACCGATAGCCACATTGACGTATCCGGCGCCGACCGCGAGCGGCTGATGAAGTTGTCGCGCTGGGTCTACAACAATATGCCCTTTGTCCGTGGGCTGATTTGCGAGAAGGCCCGATACGCCACAGGCACAGGCATTCGCCCGCAGGCCCGAAGCGGCGATGAAGCATGGGACAACGCCGCCGAAACTTTCTTTGAGCAATGGAGCCGCGTGGCCGACATCCAAGGCCGCTACACTTGGCGCGAGATGCAGCGCATCGCCTCGGTCGCTATCGACCGCGACGGCGAAGTGTTCTTCCGCGCCACAGCGCAATCGACCGGCTATCCCGCGCTGCAACTCATCCTTGCCCACCGCATCGGCGACGCCCGCTCCTCGATCTACGAGCCGAGCAACCCGACCGCCCGCGAAGGCGCGCAGAACATCATCGACGGCGTGGTGGTCAATCCGCAGCTTCGCCCCATCTTCTACCGCCACCTGGTCGGCGACGGCGTTGACCCCGCCCAGCGTTTTGAGGACATCCCCGCGCAGCAACTCATCCACGTCGGTGAGGCAAGCCAGGGCGACGAACTGCGCTACGTCACGCCGCTCGCCCCGTCCATCAACCACCTCCGCGATGTGTCGGACGCCATCAGCTTTGAGAAAATGGCGCTCAAAATTTCCTCCTACATCGCCCTCGCCATCAAGTCGAGCAACCCGCAGGGGGCCGACTTCTTCGGCGAATCCACCGCCAGCGTCAACGCCCAGGACAACAGCGAAGTCACCGTTGAATCCCTCGGCAACGCAGGCGGCGCCATCCCGCGCCTCGGCATGGGCGAAGACCTGATCTCGTGGACATCGAACCGCCCAACGCAAAACTTCCGCGAGTTCTGCGACCTCCTCCTCCGCGAAGTCTGCCTCAACATCGGCGTCCCGTGGGAATTTGCCGCACGCCCCGCCGATGCGGGTGGCGCAGCCCTGCGCGCTGTGCTGGTGCGGGCGCAACGCACCTTTGAACAACGGCAAGCCCTGCTGATTGACCGCCTGTGCTCCCGCGTCTGGGCGCACGTCATCACGCTCGGAATGCAGCGCGGCCTCATCCGGCAGAACGAAAATTGGTGGCGCGTCGAATGGCAGCGCCCGGCGGCTGCCAGCGTGGACTACGGACGCGAAGCGCAAGCCAACTTGAACGATGTCCGCGCGGGCCTTCGCACCTACTCGGAAGACTACAGCGAGCGCGGCCTTGAGTGGAAAGACCAGCTTCGCCAGCGCGCCGTCGAGGCCAAGTATCTGGCCGACTTGTCCGCCGAGTTTGGTATCAGCGCCGACTCTATCGCCACTTTCAATCCCAACCCTGCACCGCCGACAAACAACGGCAGCGCATTGACACCGCAGCAAGCGCAATGAACGCGCGCCACTGGTATGCAATTCAACAGACCGCAGACGGCGAAGCCGAAGTGTCCATTTATGATGAGATCGGTTTTGGTGGCGTCACCGCAAAATCCTTTCTTGCCGAACTCAAAAAACTTTCCGGCCAGCGTGTTCACCTCCGCATCAATTCTGTCGGCGGATCAGTTGTCGAAGGAGCCGCAATCTACAACGCGCTACGTCGGCACAAAGGCGGCTTAGTCGTTCACATTGATGCACTTGCGGCCTCGATGGCCTCAGTCATCGCTATGGCCGGCGACGAGACTCTCATCGCCGACAACGCGCTCGTGATGATCCACAACCCGTGGGGCATGACGATGGGCGATGCCGACGAACTCCGCAAAGAAGCCGACATCCTCGACAAGCTCAAGGCCACGCTGGTCAACGCATACGTCCGCAAGACCGGGATGGAAGCCGAGCAAGTCGCGCAAATGATGGATGACGAAACGTGGCTTGATGCCACCGAAGCCGTGGCCCTCGGTTTTGCCGACGCCATCGAAGACGGCATCGAAGCCGCCGCCTCCATCACCCCCGAAGCCGCCCGCGCGCGCTTTGACACTTTTCAAAACTCTATGGCCCGCAAAACGACCAAAACCATCAAAGCCGAAGAAGCTGCTCCCGCCGAAGTTGTCGCGGAGCCCATTGTCGAAGCCCCCGTCGCAGACGAGGCGGTTGACACTTCCTCGGAAGATACAATGAACGCCGAACTTCAAGCCAAGGTTGACGCCCTCCAGGCCGACCTCGCCGCCAAAGTCGAAGCCGAAGCCGCGCAGGCGCAAGCCAGCGAGGACATCGCCAAGGAACTTGAAACCCTCAAAGCCGAAGTCGAGCGCCTGACCGCCGAGTCGGCCAGCAAGGACGAGGAGATCACCGCGTTGCTCGCGGCCTCCAAAAGTGCTGGCGAACAGGCTGCGGCAATCGTCGCTTCTGTTGGCCTTGAGCCCGTGGTTGTCGCGTCTGCCCAGCCGGAACTGACGGCCGCCGAGAAGTTCGCCAAGCTGGAAGGCGCCGAAGCCACCGAGTTCTACCGCGCTCACAAACGCGAAATCTTTTCCACCTACGTTCTCTAACGCTTAAAATTTTATGGCTACAATCAATTCAGCCCTCAACGACAAGCTCATCGCCCAAGCGGCGCTTGAAGCATTCACTGCGGATCTTGAGCCGCTCTCGATTTTCACCACCAGTTACAGTAACGAGGTGGTGCGTCGCGGGGCGTCTGTGGAGGTTCCGCTTATTGCTAACCTCAGCGCGACCACCTTTGCTGACTCCTACGAGGCAGACGGCGGCACGATGAACAAGGTCACGATCAACGTCGATACCCACCGTATTGTCACCGTCAGCCTCACCGACACGGAATATTCCAAGTCGAGCGTTGCCGAGATCACCAAGTTCGCTACCCAGCAGGGCAAAGCCCTCGCGCAGAGCGTTCTGACCTCGTTCTACAATCTGTTCGTCACCACCGCTGGCGGTGCCGCGCAGTTCAGCGCCTCGCTGACCAATCTGTCGGCCTTCACGATCACCAACGCCCGCGCCCTCCGCAAAGCGTTGAGCGACGAGAAAGCCCCGCTCACGGGCCGCGCGCTCATCCTCAACACCTCGCTTTACGACAGCCTGCTCTCTCAGAGCGGTCTGCTCGACGCCTCGCAGTTTGGCGCTCGCGATGTGATCTCCGAAGGTCGCGTTCCCCGCATTTTGGGAATGAACGCCTACGAGAGCCTTGTGCTTCCGACCAACAGCATCAGCTTGGCTGCTATGGCCGTTCACCCGAACGCCGCCGCCATCGCTATCCGCGCCCTTGAGCCGCAAGCTCCGAGCGAATATCTCTCCACCGCCGTGGTCACCGATCCTCAGAGCGGCATCACGCTTGGGTATCGGCGTCACTATGCGCCCGGTTCTGGCAAGATGTTCGTTTCAATGGAGTGCGTCTTTGGCGCCTCCCGCGCGATCACTGGCGCGGCGAAGCTCGCTCTCGGAGCCTAAGTCTCCATCTCATACGCAACACGGAGCCCCCGGCCAACGCCGGGGGTTTCTGTTTGTTGACAAACCATCTCTCGCCGAGATGGAGAAAATCAGCCCGCGCGAGCAAATCGCGCTTTGCGTCATTGTCGGCAACGAACCCAAACGGCTTGACCGTTGCTTGACTCAATTTGCCCCTGCCGTCAGCGAGATGGTGGTAGTCCACGCCACCGGGGCCGAAGCCAAAAGCATCAAGATTGCCGAGGTGTGCCAGAAGCACGGGGCCAAATATGATGTCTATGCCAACGCCCCCGGCAACGAATGGCCGCACGTCGATGATTTCGGGGCCGCACGGCAGCAATCCTTCGACCTTGCCAGCAAACCTTGGGCGCTGTGGGTGGACGCGGACGATACACCTGGGCCGAACTTCGCGCCCGCTCTGCACGAACTCCTCGAAAAGCACGGCGAGAACTTCGACGCCTTTGCCCTGTTCCACAATGTCGCCGGGCGCGGCATCGCCCACAACATCCGCGAGCGCCTCGTCCGCCGCGACAAGGGCAAGTGGGTCAACCGCATCCACGAGAATTTCCAACTCGGCGCTGACGCGCGCATTGCCAAGTGCGACGAACCGACCGTGATCCATTTGCCCGACGATGAGCCCAAGCAGGGCAGCAACCGCAATCTGACCATCCTCGAAAGCATCCCCGAAGCCGAGCGCACCGTCTCCGAGATTTACCATCTGCATGGCGAATACATGGGCCACGGGCGCAAGACCGAAGCGATGGCCCTTGCCAAGCAAGCCTTGGCCCATCCCGACCTCAAAGCCACCGAACGATACGAATTGTGCCTCAATATCTGCGAGCTCGCTCGGCCCGAAATCCTGCAAACCGACTCGCCCGAATACAAAGCCATGATGACGGCGCTCCATAGCGCCTACAAAACGCAGCCCAACCGCCGCGAGGCGCTCGCCCTACTCGGCGCCATGCACCTCGACCTCGGCGACATGGTGACCGCCGAAGCCTATATCCGCGCCATGATGGCCCTGCCGCGCCCGGTGGATAAGCCGTGGACGCACCGCGACGGGCTTTATGGCTGGGCAGGGGAAGCCTTGTGGACGCAATGGCTCCGCATGGCCGGGCAGCAAGACAAAGCCGACGAAATCGAACGCGCCCGCATCAAAGGCCACAAATACAGCATCAGCGTTTGCCACCCGACCCGCGCCCGCGCCCATCAAGCGGCCATGACCCGCAAACGCTGGCTCGATGCCGCCGCCAACCCGGAGCGCATTGAATACATTTTTGGCTTTTCTGCCGATGACGAGGAATCGGTCGGCCTGCTCTCGCGCTTCCGCCACGCGCTTTCACCCGCTGGCAATCTTGAGCGTCCGGGCGGCACCGCCGTCCAGAACTACAACGCCGCCACCAACGCGGCCACGGGGCAGATTATCATCACCGCCCAGGATGATGTCTTCCCGCCGCTCCACTGGGATCTTGCCATTGAGGAAGCCCTGCGCGCCAAGGTGGACGCACGCCAACCCGCCATTCTGCAAATCAAAGACGGATACCGCAACGATTCGCTCATGGTCACGTTTTGCGTTACGCGCCCCACGTTCAAGCGCCTCGGCTACGGCGCGCAAAACATCCTCGCCCCGGACTACCCCGGCATCTTCAGCGACACCGAGTTTTCCCTGCGCGCAGGCAAAAGCGGCCTGCTTGTGCCGTCCGAAATCGTCTTCAAGCACGAGCATCCCTTTTGGAATCCCGCCGTGCCGTCCGACGATACCTACGAGATGGAGAACTCCGACGAAGCCTACAAGCTCGGCGAGAAAATCTTCCGCCGCCGCAATCCCGACCTTGCGCCCAAGCTCGCTGACACCACCCCCACCGCATGAGTCAGTTTGCCCAGGCTTACACCGCAGCCAGCACCGAAGCAGTCGGCACGATCCGCGACAAGATCGAATACCGCGAGCGCACCTATCTGGCCGTGGTGGGAGAGGAAACCTATGGCAACCAGCTTGGCGAAGGCGGCTTTGAAGCGGCGAGGGGACTCACCGCCACCGTTCTCAAAGCAGGCGCACCAACCTTCCGCCTCGGCGGCATCGTGAAATTCCAAGACCGCCGCTACCGCATCACCGGAATAGACACCGACACCGCAACGATTGACCTCACCCTGCAAAGCCCCGACAGCAAATGAGCGCGCCCGCTTACAGCCTTGAGGAATCTTTAGAGCGCGCCGTCGATACGGTTCTCAGCGCCGACGCCAACCTTGCCGGGTGCCGCATCACCTCCGCCGACGAGTCCGACGAGGACAGCCTGCCCATGATCGCCATCCGGGCCGAGAAGCTCGATGAGGTTGTCCTTGGGATGCAAACGTGGAACACCCGCGTCAGCATCACCCTGACCACAGCCGCCGACGAAACCCCCGACGAAGAGCGCAACGAACGCCGCCTGCCCGACCCCGCCGACGATGACGAAGGCGCGGCCGGCTTCAAAGAGCTTTGGCACGACCTCTGGGCCAACGTGGACGGCCCGAACTTCCTAACCAACCTCAACGCCACCGACCTGGTGAAAGTCTGGGGCATCGAGTTTGACCCTGTATCCTATGAAAACGAAACCCGCAGCTTCCGCCGCACCCTCAACCTCCGAGCCTGGTGCAACGAAGCCTACCCGACCCCCGCGCCTTGAGCCCGTTGACGGCGTGATCCGCCTGCCAAATTGGCCTGATTGCCTAGCCGACAAAGCCGTCGCCGCGTCCGTTGAGGGCGCTGCATTTGAAAGCTACGAGCAAAAGCAAGGCCGGCGCACCGGGGTCTATCGCGTCCGCTAAGTTGACACCGCGCCATGTTCATCATGGCAGCGACAATCGTAGGACTCACTAACATCACCTTCGGCGGCTCGGCGGAAACCGTCGCCGTTTTCACCTCTTTCTCGCAGACCTCGGACTCGGACAAAACCGTTGTCGTTGACGAGGACGGCGATCATGTGGCCGTTGCCTACCACGGCAAAAAGTCTGTCGCCTCGATGAGCGGCTTCTTGAAGTCGACCGTTCCAACCATCGGCGCGTCGATCACCTTGGCCAACGCCACCGCCGGCCTCGCAGGCGTCACGGGCACCTTCTTCGTTGATTCGGTTGCCATCAACCGCGCCCCGAACGATTTCCAGCAAGTCACCATCGGCGCGAGCAACCACGGCTTCTAAGCCGCGCCGTTAGGCGCAACCAGAGATCCAGATTATGCAAGCAGCCTTCTACGCCACCACCGACACCAAGGTCGCCTCGTGCCTCTGCACGGTCGGCGTCCAACTTCGCCAGCAAGACCCCATCAGCCGCGTGGTGCAAAAAGGCCGCGAGGTTGTCCACTACTGGTTCGACTGCGACGGCGCGGCCGGCGTCCCCACCGGCAAGATCGTCGAGGCCATTCTGGAAAGCCAAGACGCCTGCGAAGCCCTGCGCGACCAGTTGCCCGACCTCCCCGGCGCCCGCGCCGCGCTCTACAACCGCGAGATCCTCCTCGATGTGATTTTCAAAAAGACCCGCCGCCTCGTCATGGTCAACCTCCCGCAAGGCGGCGTCATGCTGGCCGACGAAAAACTTTCCGCCGACACCAAACGCCAGGTGGCGCAGTTGGTCATGTAGCTTTGGGTAGTTCGTTTCGTTAGCTGTTCCATGTGGCAGGGCCGGGCTTCGGTCCCGCCCTGTTTCTTTTGACAGCGGCGCGCGGTCGATATGCAAGATATTGACCCAGAAAAAAGGGCGGAGGCGCTGGAAACGGCTGCGCTCGGCGGAACACAAACCATCTGCGGCTTGGAGCTTCGCCCCATGACGCTTGGAACATGGAGCCTGCACAGGCGTATAAAATCCGCCGCAGGCGAATCCTACGGCGACGATTGGAGTTTTGACCTTCTGAGCTTTGTTTACATCCACCACGTTCCAGAAGAAACGCTGCGCGCGGCCTTTGGAAAACCGCAGGCGCTTTTGCCGTCCATCTACGATTTCATGGCGAGCCGTCCAGTGTCCGACGTGCCGCAGTTTCAGCCGTGGGTCAAAGACCAGATGGAAGCCTTCACCGCCAGCCTGACCGCCAATGACGGCGGGAGCGCGGGTTTAGACGACCCAAAAGCATAGCGCGGCCCGCTTTTCAGTTGGCGATAGCCGCGCGCTTGACCAAATACGGCCTCAGTATCGACCAGACCATCTGGCGCACGCCGTTGGCCGTGGTCAATCAGCTAATCATTTACGACGAACTGGCAAGCGGTCGCAAACCGCGCTGGCCCATAGACAAAGAGCAGGGGAGGCAATCTATCGACGATCTGATGGCCGAGGCGCTGACAGGGGGCGCCTAAGTATGGCGATAAGACTCAAGGCGGTGCGCGGAAAGCAATTCAACGCTTTCAGCGCAGCTTGCCGTGATCTTATGAAAATCACCGGGCAGCAGTTTGAAACTGTGCTGCGGCATGAAGTGGGCAAAGTGCTGGAAATCACGATAGACAGAACCAAAAAAGCAACGCCACAGAAGGTCATGCGGAACTTCTTTAACCAGAAGATGACGATGGCAAAAATACCGTATGGGGGGCCAGAGACACGCAGCAATGACCCCAAAACAAGAGAGCGGCTGGCGTTACAAGCTGGTCAGCGGCGCGGATACGGTGGCGCATTGAAATACGCCCTCCCGCCATTTGTCGGCGGCAAACACAAGACGGGCGGGGCGGGCAGGCACAAGCACCCGAACTGGCTATGGAACGAATTGCGCCAGCGCCGCGCCAAGTCGCTCAAGGACAAAATTTCTCGCGCGGGCGTCTCGGCAAAACACTGGCTGCAAATCGCCAATATCCTCGGAATCCCGGTCAACGCGCCGTCGCAAGTTCGCAACGCCCAAAACAAAAAGCCCTTTGCCGTCAAGGCATCAACCAACGGCACGCTTCGCGGCATGAATTTCGTGATTCAAGGCCAGAACTTTGGACGCATTTCAGTCAACGAAGCCGGCGGCGACAAGGCGCTGCGATCTGCTATCCGCAGCCGGGTCACATTTTTCAATAGCGCGCTGAAAAAAGACGCCAAGAGCAAGGTCAACATCATTTCCCGCCGATACCCCGACTTGATGAAGGCGGCTTGACACTAAAGAAAGGGCAAAATGGTCGGATCTGTTTTTAAGTTTGGGGCTGATACAACGGAATACAACAAGGCCGTTGAGGCGATGCCGCGCAAAATTAAGCAGGCGGCGCAACAGATCGAGGCCAACACAAACAGCATTTCCGCTGGATTCGGAAAGCTGCAAAGCGTCATGGCCTCAGTCGGCGTGGCCTTCAGTGGGACAATCATTATTGCGGAAATTCGCCGCGTAATGGAGCATTTCGACCGGGTTAATGACCTTGCGGTTCGCTTTGGAACCAGCGCCGAATCCATCCAGCGCGTAGGAGAGGCCGCAAAATTGGCTGGCAGCGACATAGACATGGTCGCGCGCGCCATGACCAAGGCGGGCGTGGCCGCAACGCAGGCCGTCAACGAAGGCGGCGCCGCCGCCGACACCTTTGAGCGCGCCGGAATCAATGCCCGCGAGTTTGAACGGGCGTCCTTGGACAAAAAGCTGTTGACCGTGGCCGAGGCGTTTAAGGCGGCAAATGGGAATGCAAGCAAGCAAAACGAAATCCTCAAACTGATTGGTATGCGCGCGGCGGATTTGATTCCGCTCATCAGCAACGTGGACGGATTAAGGTCTGCAATGGCCGATGCTTCGGTGGTCAGCGACGAGGCCGTCAAAAAGATTGCGGATGCCAACGACGCACTTGAAAAGGTATCGCTACAAGCACAGGCAAGCATCACCGCGCCAGTTATTGTTTTTTTTACATCGCTCGCAGAAAGATTTTTGGACGTAGCAAAAAATGCAAGTGCAGCCGAAATGGCAATGCGAGCACTTGCCGCTCCGTTTACTTTTGGCGAAAGCCTTCGCGCTGGCGGGCAAACCCCAGAGGAACGCCAAAGCGAAGCTGATAAAGAGCAAGCACTAACCAACCTTCGTAATCGCGGCCAGTTGCCACAAACAACACCGAGCAATATGACCATGCGGCAGGAGGCCGAAATGGAATTGGTTGTGCTTCGTGAGGTTGCGAAGATTGAGCGCGAGCGCGCCGAAGCAAAACAAAAAACTATACAGTCTCAGCAACAGCTAACCGCAGAGACGGAAGAAACGGCCAAAGCCAGTAATGCGGACAAACAAGCCTCCGAAGAAAAGAAGGCTTTGTCGCAGGAAATCGCCCGCATAAATCTGCAAATTAAAGAAGCCCAAGCCGCAGGAAACGATGCGCTCGCCGCCGACCTGACGGAGTTCAAAGACCTTTTAGAAGCTGGCATCAAATACGAGGGCGACATGGAAGCGGCGGCGCGCGATGTGAACGCTGCCTACAAAGATCGCCTCCGCCTTAAAGATCAGGAAATTGCCAAGCAGCAAGCAGGCATCGAGGCCGAACTGCGCCACGCAGAAGCAATGGCCTTTGGCACAGACGAGGCCAAGGCTAAAGCAGAGTGGATGGCAGAATACAATCGACGCATTAAAGATGGCGCAACGGACGAGCAGGCCAGGCGCTTTGCAAATGCTGAGACATACGAGCCTCCGACCACGACAACCACGGGAACGTCGGGCGGCGTTAGCGGTGGAGGCGGCGGTCGCATGCCCCCCCCCAAGCCAAAAACCGCCCAAGACTACGAGACAGAAATGCGCGCGGCTGCTGCTGCGGGGCCCCACAGCGGGCGAGCCAGAGATTTGCAAGAGCGCGGATTTTACGGCGCGGCAGGGCGAGCAATGGAGAGGGCCGACAAGGCCGCGCAAGACGTGCGGGATAGGGCCGACATTTCCAAATTCCTCAGAGAACAATACGGCGCGGGCACCATGGGCGATGCTTACGAAAAGTATCGACGCCAAACCGGCATGAACCGCGACAGCCGCAAAGAATTTGAAAGGCGGACCAGAGAAATGGCGCTCACCGACATCGAGCGGCGGGCCAAAGACGAAGAACGCCGCAGCGGCGAGGAGCTCGCGAGCCGGGGCGGCGGAGTCTCAGACCCAATGGCAGGAGTCACTGGAACGCTGGACACCATCGTCCGCCTTATGACCGAGCGCCTGCCGATCCGCGTTCTTGCGGCTTAATATGGCTTCCGTTCGCCGTCTCGGATATTGGCCGTGGTGCACATGGCAGAACATAGATGATTTCATAAGGGCAAATGTTCCCGGCGCGACCATGCAGGAAAAGCGCGACAATTACGCGCCATTCCGCCTTTACTATGAAAACCTGACCGACGCGACAGGCCTTGAGCAAAATTTAGACGGCAGGGCGGGCGAGGGCGTTACGCCCCTGCAAGCATTGGCCCTTTATTGGAGGGTTCGGCGCTGGCGAGTGTCCTTTACTTGGCGGGTGGCCGTGCAGGGTGAGGCGCTGCCTCGTGTTATTCCCGTCGAACAATTTTTCAACCGCAATGTGGGGAACGAAAGAAATCTTATTTGTGATAACAGCGACCCATTCAATCACACGCTAAGTCCCAATCCAAC